AGTGAAATGCGAAGCATGTTCAAAGGTGAGTACTTACTGCCAAACTTCATAAACAAAGACGTAAGCAAGATAAACACAATCGATGACCTTGAGAATATTTGAGGGGAGGCCAAAACCTCCCGTCGAAAAAAGTTCAAAAACTTTTGCAAAAAGGGTGTACAAGCTCCTATTTATGTGGTATTATAATATCGTAAGGTACATAAAGCCTACGAACAAATCACAAAGTTTTCAGTTGAAAGGAGAAACATAACATTATGACAAACGTAAATTTCGAAGTTATCAAGATTGAAAAGGCAATGAAACATGATTGTGTAGTTGTTACACTTAAGTTTGAAGGCTCAAGCAAAGAATACACTTATGTGCGTAAAGCATACAACAACACGACAGTAATTGATGGTTGCAGAATTTACTTCGATGCAAACTATCAGGTAGAAAAGGTTGAGCGTGAATACGAAACCAAGGGCGTTAAGAAAATGTCCACTGCTAAGCAAGTAGGTACCACATCAACTAAGATTAAGAACGAAATCGAGAACAAAGACATTAAGATTCCTAAGGTTCAGATTCCTGAAGTCAAAGGTGAAGTTCACCACGACAGATACGATGAAATCAAGTGCTGTTTGGAATGCAACATTCCGGTTTACCTTGCAGGCCCTGCTGGTTCTGGTAAGAATCACACAGTTGAGCAGATTGCAAAGGAACTTGGTTGGAATTTCTACTTCAGCAATTCAGTTCAGCAGGAATACAAACTCACAGGATTCATTGATGCAGGTGGTAACTTCCATGAAACAGAGTTCTATAAAGCTTGCACAGATGAAAATGAATGCATCTTCTTCTTGGACGAAATGGATGCTTCAATCCCTGAAGTTCTGGTTCTTCTTAATGCAGCAATTGCTAATGGTTACTTTGAGTTCCCTAACGGTCGAGTTGATTTTGACCATGTGCACTTCGTAGCTGCTGGTAATACCGTAGGAAACGGTGCAGATGACATGTACACAGGCCGTATGGTTCTGGACCAGGCAACACTTGATAGATTCGCAATCATTGAGTTTGATTACTGTTTGAAAATTGAAATGGCAATCACTCACAACAATGCAGAGTTGGTTGAGTTCATCCACCAGATGCGTAAGGAAGCTGAGAGCAAAGGAATCAGAGCTACATTCTCTTACAGATGTATGACAATGATTACTAAGCTTGAAGCTAAGGGCATGAACTTAGAAACGGCAATGAAAATTAGTATTGTTAAGGGATTGGACAAGGACACAATCAATACTTTCAATTCAAATGGAAATACTAAATATTACAATGCACTAAGAAAAATTCAGATGGCCGCTTAATGCGGTCTCTGACTTTGCAAGTATAAAGAAAGAAAAAATGAAAAGGAGAGCTGTTAAAATGACAAACGAAGAAATAATGTGGTTGCAAACAAAAGGAAAAATTGGTGCATGTGATACATGCTTGTTTAGAAAACCAATTGATGAAATGAATATTGAGCTACTTCCATGTAATCAGTATCAGTGCTTAGTAAAGCTTGTAAAAACTGATAAAACAGTAAATGTGGCTGGAACAAAAGCAAAGATGAGAGGTTACTCGGTAGAAAGTAATGTCTGTAAAGATGACAGAGTCAAAAACGCAAACAGGTTCAACATCATATCTCGTCAGCAATTACCTGTAAGGTTTATGAACAACGTAATTAGTGAAGATGAGATAAATAAGAAATTTATCAATAAAGTATTTGGTGTGTATCATGTGCTTGAATTTGCAGGTTATGAACTTAAAGAGGTTAAAGAAGGACGAAAGACAGCCGGAAATGAATACATCAATTATATTTTCAAATGCCAATGTACTCGTTGTGGTTCAATTCGTTACTTGACTTACCAGGGCTTGCAAAGGTCGCAACAAATGAAAGGTGCATGCCGTAATTGTTGGAGAATTTCTAATGATGATGAAAGGTTGATTCAATGGGATGAAGAAAAGAATGAAAGCGAAATCAAGTAATACGTTTGGTGTAAAGTATTTGAGTAAAGGTCGACCAGGACGTGGATTGTATGCAGTAAAAATTGAAATTGGCTGCGTGAATGGTAGACACGGCAAAATGGAATATCTTTATGAAGGCAACGATAAGGAGCTTGCTATTAAACTTGCTTTAAAAGTGCAAGACCTTATAAGAAGTGGTGGAGTAGCCAAAGTACTTGAGTTCAAGGATTACGATTTAGAAGGGTGGTTATATGCTTATGGCCATAAAGATGCGCAATAACACAAAGCCTGATGCAATCTGCTGTGAATGTGGTGAAAGCCAAAAAGAAGTTCTGAATATGTTTGATTTGTGTATCGGGGGTAACATCTTCACAATCTGTGATGCATGTAATGAAAAACTGTTTAGTAAATGCTTAAGTGCAGAATGTTTGAAGAATGGTAGAGTAAAATCGCAAAAAGACATGGCAATCATTCGTAAGCGTAAAAGTAGAATAGCCCTCCACTCTGGAGGTGAATATAAATGATAGACTTCAATAAAATGCCATGTTTATATTGGAGCGACGCAACTAAGATTAGTTATTTGCAAAGACGCATAATCGTATATAGTATTATGTATTACGAACAAAATGAGAGTTGCGTGTCTGACCAATATTACGATAGCATATCCCGTCAACTGGTTGAGTTGCAAAGAACATGTGACCCTGCAGAGTTTAGAAAGTCAACTTATTACTATGCAATGTATGACTTTGATGGCAGTACAGGCTTTGATATTCCGTCAAGGCTGACTAAATACGACCGTGAGTATTTGACAAACATTGCATCTCATGTGTACAAGCAATGGAAGGATTCGACCACAATGGAACAAAGAAGGAGGACACTAAATGCTAACACTAAAGGATTTAGATAATCGAGTTTACAGTGGTAAGATTTGCTCAGAGTTTAGCTACATTCTGAAAGACGATAAAGGGAAACCAAAGTTCAGAGCAAACCTCGCAAGAGGTCAGGAAGAGAATGAATGGCAAATGCGTATTGTGTTAGACAGAACACGAAATGCTGATAGTCAGGTATACACATTCGGGTATATCATGCCTAAGTCAAACCTACCGCTTGAGCTGATTGCAGCAACTGGTCTCAAATACTTTCAGCTATATCTTAAGGAAGAGATACAAACCAAGTCTGAATATGACTTTATGCTTGGTGAGATTCTTAGAGGTATGTAGGTATGGCAATAAAGAGGAGGTGATGCAAGTTCTATAGAAAGAATGAAAAAGAGGTTATGAAAAGCCTTGGTTTAAAACCTACAAAGAACTCAAGAAAGGAGGAGGCAAATGAAACGTAAAGAAAATTATGGACATAAACTTGATGATGCAACAAGAAAAAGAATAAGTGAGTCTGTAAAGAAACGCTGGAAAGATAAAGAATACAGAGACAAAGTTTCAAATGCTCATAAGCATGAATTACCTGAAGACTGGAAGAAAAATATTTCAAAAGGTATGACAGGAATGCAACGCTCAGAAGAGACAAAAGCAAAAATGTCTAAATATCAGTCTAATCGTCCAGATGAAGTTAAGCAAAAACAGGCTGAATCATGGAAAAGGCAATGGGAATCATTAAGTAAAGATGAGCAGTTGCTAAGACTTGAAGCTTGGATTAACGCTGGGCATGAAGCAATAAGAGATGGAACTTTCTTAAGACCGTCATCATTGGAAATAAAAGTCAAAGAGCAACTTGATATGATTGGTATTCGATACATTCAGCAAAAGCAAATCAATGATGGCAAGCGAAATTACTTCCTTGATTTTTATATCCCTTCGTTGAAATTGATTATTGAATGTAACGGTGATTATTGGCACAGTCTTCCTGAAAAAATCGAAAGAGACAAAGCTTGTGAAAAGTATGTAAAATCTACCGGTCGTGAGATTATATTTATTTGGGAACACGAAATAAATGATGATTGGTTTTGGATAGGTGATTACATTGAAGCGTAGTGGAAGATTTTATCGACGAAATGAAGCTGAGGTGATGAAATCCCTTGGCTTAAAACCTACGAAGAACTCAGGTTCAGGCTTTGTGGAAAAGGAAGATGGTCAATCAGAAGAAG